GATTTACCTGATATTGTTAAGGCGATACTTTTAATATCTGCCGTATCAATATTTTGGGACATAGTAGTAGGATTCAAAATATAGCAGGAGAAAATTATGGCAGGACTTAAAGGAAGTAAAACAGAAGAATGTTTAAAAGACGCTTTCGCTGGTGAATCACAAGCGAATCGTAGATATCTATATTTCGCCTCTAAGGCAGATGTAGAAGGTGAAAATGATGTTGCACAAGTATTCCGTTCAACAGCAGAAGGTGAAACTGGACATGCACATGGTCATTTAGAATATCTTGAAAAAGAATGTGGTGACCCAGCAACAGGTGAACCTATAGGTGATTCAAAAGCAAATTTAAAAGCAGCTATTGTCGGTGAGACACATGAATATACAGACATGTATCCAGGTATGGCAAAGACTGCTCGTGATGAAGGTTTTGATGAAATTGCTGATTGGTTTGAGACACTTGCAAAGGCAGAAAGGTCTCATGCAAATAGATTTACTAAAGCATTAGAGAACATGAATTAATGCCTACCTATACTTTTCACAATAAACAGACAGGTGTTGTTGAAGACAAGATGATGAAGATTGCTGAAAAAGAGCAATATTTAATTGATAATCCTGATGTGGAGCAAGTCCACACAGGACTAAATATAGTAGCAGGTCAAGGAACATTCAAAAACGATTCTGGTTGGAAAGATAATCTATCTAGAATTGCAGAGGCACATCCAAGGTCTGCTCTTGCAAATAGTGTAGGAAAAAAATCTATTAAAGATATAAAAACAAACCAGGTGGTTAAAAAACACCAAGAGAGAGCAAAGAGGAACAAGTAATGTCAGATATACCTGATTATATGAGAGGTTTTGATTTAGACCAAGATTTTGGTTTTACACCAGTTAATCAAAAACCTGTAGAAGAAAAGGTTGTAGTGGGTGAGAACAAAGAGACTAACTTAGAATTAGCAAAAGTTAAGTCTGATGTATCATCTATTAAAAGTATGATGAATGAAGTCATGCAGATTGTTGCTGAAAAAGATACAATTACAAAAGAAGTTACTGATGAACAAACAAAGGCAAGATTCAAAGAATTAGAAAAGGTGATATTACCTTTTTTATATAATCTTGCAAAGAGTGAAGAAGATTATATATACTGGCCGAATAGGGCACCTATTATAAAAGCACAAATTGATAAAGTGCTTAAATTGACCAGGTAAACGATTTGAAAACTATATTATGAAAAGCATAGTCAGGTTGCTGACTTAAATCAACAATGGTGGACCGCTTTTCACCTAAAACAATAACGAGGTAAATAATGGAAAATACAGTAATAGAGTTATCATATGCTCTAGACACATTATATTTTCTTGTAATGGGTGCTTTTGTTATGTGGATGGCCGCTGGTTTTACAATGCTAGAATCAGGTTTAGTTAGGGCTAAAAACACAACAGAAATCCTTACAAAAAATATAGCACTATACTCTATATCATGTTTATGTTACATGATTATAGGATACAATATAATGTACTCCGGTGGGTTGTCTCTATTCTTAGGGGCAGATAATACAACAGAGGCAGTACTTGCTAGTGGTGGAGACATATACTATTCGTATATGGCAGACCACTTTTTTCAAGTTGTATTTGTAGCAACAGCATGTTCGATAATATCAGGTGCAGTTGCAGAACGAATGAAACTATGGCCGTTTTTATTATTTTGTGTAATAATGACAAGTTTCATTTATCCAATCCAAGGTAGTTGGAAATGGGGTGGTGGATTCCTAGACGAGGCAGGATTTTTAGATTTTGCTGGTTCAGGTGTAGTTCATCTATGTGGTGCAACAGCGGCTCTTGCCGGTGTTTTAGTACTAGGTTCAAGAAAAGGTAAATATGTAGACGGCAAAGTAAACGCTATGCCTGGTGCAAACTTACCACTTGCAACACTAGGTACATTTATATTATGGTTAGGTTGGTTCGGATTCAATGGTGGGTCAGAATTAATTGTATCAAATGTTGCAGAGGCAAACGCTGTATCATTAATATTTGTAAACACAAACTTGGCAGCTGCCGGTGGTGTTATGGGTGCATTAATTGTATCTAAAGTATTATTTGGTAAATCAGACTTAACAATGGCACTTAATGGTGCAATTGCAGGTCTAGTTTCAATAACAGCAGAACCTTTAGCACCAACACCAGGACTTGCAACAATAATAGGTGCAGTAGGTGGTGTAATAGTAGTATTCTCTATCATCGCTTTAGATAGACTAAAAGTAGATGACCCTGTTGGTGCTATATCAGCACACGGAACAGCAGGTATATGGGGATTACTTGCAGTAGTATTTACTACAGGAACACTATCAGCACAGTTATACGGAATAGTAGTAATCTTCGGATGGACTTTCGTAGTCAGTACACTATTTTGGTATGCAATTCATTTTTCATTCGGTGTCAGAGTATCCGATGATGATGAAGAAGTGGGAGTTGATGTATCTGAATGTGGTCTGGATGCTTATCCAGAGTTTACAAAATCATCTGTAAAAGCACCTTCAGTATATCCAAAATAATAAATAATAAGTATCAACCAGCATTGACATTTCGTGCTGGTTGATATATAATACATAGATAAAATATAATTGAGAACAAATATGAAATTTATACACACAGACATTGACAAGACAGTATTACCTCAAACAAAAGGTAAGAAAGTTGGTAATCATAGATTTTACGATATAGATGGTACAAACTATCCATCTGTAACTTCAGTATTGAGCATGAGAAAGTCAGAAGGACTTCAGAAATGGCGTAAATCAATTGGCGAAGATGTTGCTAATTGGGAAATGCGAAGATGTGCAAACAGAGGTAAATCTCTACACACATTAGTAGAACAATACATGAAGAACGAAACACCATCCATAAGGGATGTCCTACCATTAGGGTTATTTAAATTAATGAAACCCTATCTAGACCAAATTAATAACATTAGATTAGTAGAAGAAATTATGTACAGTCCTAAATTGACCATTGCAGGTCAAGTTGATTGTATCGCAGAATACAACGGAAAACTATCAGTTATTGATTTCAAAACAGCAAACAAAGAAAGAATAGAAGCATGGGTAGATAACTATTTTCTACAATGTACAGCATACTCAATGATGTATGCTGAAACTTATAATGAACCAATAGAACAGATAGTCATATTAATGGCTGCAGAAGATGGTTCAATGAAGTCTTTTGTGAAAGAACCTAAAGATTATGAAGAAGAATTACAAATAGCAATTCAAACTTTTTATGATACAGTTAATCCACAATTACAAGAGGTAAAATAGTTTAGGCACTCTACCACTTTAAGAAGTGCCGGAGCCTGGTGTATGCTCGGCACACAGAAATACACCCCAAGATTTTTATATTATGAACGCTAAACAATTCAGTCTAAAGATAGAACAGATAAAAAGAGAAAATGGCGACATGTCATATATGGATGCTATTCTTTTTTATTGTGACCAACAAAAGATAGACCCAGCAGAAGTTGGTAAGTATGTATCTAAAAGTCTAAAAGAAAAAATTACAATAGAGGCACAAGGATTAAATTTAGTTGAAAAGGGTGGAACTTTACCTTTATGAATGAACACTATGACGGCTTTGCAGTTTATAGAAAGTATCTAGCATATAAATTACATTTTACAACAGACAAGTATGACTACACAGAACATAGTGGTATGATACATACAAAGTTAGAAACATTTACAAAAAGAAATGATAGGTATATGTTTCACAAACTAAGTGTAAAATATAATCAAGATGAAATAGATGATTTTATGATTGCAAATTTTCTAAAAAAGAATAAGGCATGGTCAGGAAGTTTATTAGAAAAAGAAAGTCATGAAATATATTTACAATACAAAAGGAGAACCGATTCGAGTAGCTATTTCTTCAAAGAAGATTGCTCTAGAATACTTACTACTTGCGATATGGATGGTATTATGCCCACCGATGTTGTTATTGTTCGTGATGGTCAGCATCCAATACTTTTACGACATTGTATTGGAAATAAGATTAGTACAGAAACATTAATTATTATGGATTATCATTTAAATTTTATAAAAGATTGGCAAGAAAAAATAACAGATAAAATTGTATGGCCAAACTTCTATAAAAAGATAACTAAATTTAAACCGTTTTTAAAGTTTAATCAAACAGAAACAAAATTAATATTGAGAGAGGTATTTTTATGAGTGAGTTTTTAAAAGTAAGAAAATTTACTAAAGAAGAAAAATGGCAATTACTTGCTGATTGTATTAGAAGTGGAAATGTAGACCAACAAGAGTTACTACAAGAATTTGATAAAGACCCGGAGTTTAAGGCATGGTATACAGCCCAATTTCTACAGGACTAGATTGGTATATTAAATGGTTTGCAAGTATCGTATTGATATTTGGTGCATTAACAACAGCAATGAATCTATATCCATATAATATGTATTTTCAATTTGTAGGTATATCAAGTTGGTTAGTAGTATCTATAATGTGGAAAGATTGGTCATTAATTGTAGTGAATGTGGTAGGTTCTACAATTATGTTTATAGGAATTATA